CTTACAACTACAAGTGGATTTCCTTTATCAGGAAAAATATTAATTGATAGTGAAGTAATAGATTATACAGGTATAACTGATAATACGTTAACAGGTTGTACTAGAGGTGCGTCAAGGTTAGTATCTGGTGTATCTACTAGCACAACGGCAGCTACCCACAGTTCAGGAGCAGGGGTTACTTTTTTTACTATATTGGTTACAGATAGTAGTCATGGGGCTTCTGATGGAGACTTTGTAACGTTTAGTAGTGCAGTTGCTTTAGATGGTAACTTTACTACAGAGATATTAAATCGTGAGTATCAAATAGAGTCCGTAGAAACAGATAGCACATATACAATACTAGCTAAGAGTTTTAGTGATACTACGTTAACATTTACCAATGTTGCTTCTACATCTTCAGATGCAGTACAGACTCAGAGTAGTAGTGTAGGAGCCTACCAAATAGTATCTGGTGCTATATCTTCTACAGAAAATACAGGTTGGGGTGCTAGTGGTTGGGGTGCAGGGCCTTGGAATATCGGACAAACTAGTCAAGAAGAACTTCGTATATGGTCACAACAAAACTTTGGAGAAGATTTAATTTTTGGTTTTAGAGGAGATAGGTTATATTATTGGGATGCTAGTGTTACTGACCCTTTAAATGTTAGGGCTACTCCTTTAACAGATCGTTCTGGTGCATCTGATGTACCTACAGTACAAAATTTAATAACTATATCAGACATAAACCGTTTTGTTTTTTGTTTTGGGACTAACCCTTTAGGCACTAGCGTTTTAGATCCTATGCTTATACGTTGGTCTGACCAAGATAGTGCTGTAAACTGGACTCCAGCGGCTACAAACCAAGCAGGAAGTTTGCGTTTATCACGTGGTACAGAAATAGTAGCTGCATCTCAAGCCAGACAGGAGGTTCTTGTTTGGTCAGATTCTTCATTATATTCTTTACAGTATGTGGGTGCAGGATCTGGTGTGTGGGGGGCTACAATAGTTGGCGAAAATATATCAATAGCTTCTCAAAATGCAGTAGCGTATACAAATGGTGTTGCATACTGGATGGGTAAAGATAAATTTTATATGTATGATGGTAGAACAAAACCTTTGCCTTGTGACCTACGTAAATATGTGTTTACAGATTTTAATACTGACCAGTTTACACAAGTGTTTGCAGGTGGTAACGAAGCGTTTCACGAAGTGTGGTGGTTTTATTGTTCTGCAAATTCAGCTAACATAGATAGATACGTTATTTATAACTTTTTAGATGACATATGGTATTACGGGTCTATGGCACGAACTGCATGGTTAGACTCTGGGTTAAGGTCTTTCCCACTAGCCACTACTTATAATGGAGTATTGGTAGACCATGAGAACGGTATAGACGATAACGAGACAGGCACTACCGCAGCAATAGATGCTTTTATACTTTCAGCAGATTTTGACTTAGATGACGGGCATAAATTTATGTTAGTATCTCGTATGTTACCAGATATAAATTTTGAGGGTTCTACAGCAAATAGTCCTGCTATAGGCATGACTTTGTTCCCTCATGCCTCTTCTGGTTCTGGCAGAAATGCTACTGCTTCAGAAAGTGGTACAAATACAGGCACTGTTACACGGACAGCTACATCACCTGTAGAGGCTTATACAGATCAAATACATACTAGAGTTAGAGGGCGACAATTATCAGTAAAGGTAGAATCTAGTGCTACAGGCGTACAATGGCAGTTCGGCACTCCAAGAATTGATATGCGTCCAGATGGAAGAAGGTAATGGCTGAAGATTCATACACAGTAGAGTTTCGCGCACCTGCGTTGCCATATGCTCCTAAAGAGTATGAAGAAGTGCATTTTAACCAACTTAACAATGTATTAAGGTTGTATTTTAATCAATTAGACAATGTTGTGCGAGATACTTCACCACAACAAAAATCTGATGCTTTTGGGTGGTTTATGGGTTAATGGCTAATACGTATACAAATGCAAAGGTAGATTTAACCTCAACTAGTGCAACGACACTTTATACTTGTGCAACTTCTACTACAACTATTGTAAAGTCTATACTTGTATCTGAGGATAGTAACAATGCAGATACAATAACTCTTACGCTTACGAATGGGTCAGATGTTTTTAGTTTATTTAAAGATAAAGCAGTGGGGGCAAAAGGAACTGTAGAGTTATTAACTGCACCTTTAGTTTTACAAGCAACAGAAATATTAAAAGTTACAGCAGGTACATCAAATAGATTACATGTTGTAGCTAGTGTATTGGAGATAACGTAATGGAGCTTGTAAGCAGCAAAGACCAAAAACTAAGTTACAATCAAGTTCTTCTTGGTTCGCTTGTGAATATGAAAGAGATGGGTAGGATAAAAAAAGATGTTTCTTTAAAACAAGCAACGCAAGGAGTTACTAAAGAAATAACAAATAAGTCAGTAGATACTATACAAATAGGTAATACTTTGTTTTCTGCTATAAAAGGTAAAAATAAATCTAAAAACAAACGCTTTGGGCGGGTATATAATATGGATGTGGGTAGAAATTTTATACGTAATTCTTATAAATATTTAACTCACTTACAAAAACAAGGGGTAACACACTACAGCACTATTTTACACGGGGATAAATTATTTCCTGCTATGCGTGTATTACATAGTAAATTAAAACCTCATGGTTCTGGACTATTTGTAACAACTGTAAAAGATAAACCTGATACTTATGGATTATTTATAAGAATTGGTGAAAAACCTTTACCTATGGAGAACGCATAATGTGTGGTGGATGGATAGGCAATGCTCTTGACGATATAGGTGATGCAGTACGAGATGTTGGAGATTGGGTTGGAGACAGAGTTGACGATATAGGCGATGCAGTAAGTGATATCGGAGATGCCGCAGGAGATGCTGTAGATTGGGTTGTTGATGGTGTTGAAGATGTTATAGATGGTTTATTAGATGACCCTATAAAAACAATAGCTACAGCCGCGGCTTTAATAATTCCTGGGGGAGCAGCGTATATCCCACTTATAAATGCTGTAGATGCTATAGAAGAAGGTGCTGACCCTTTTGCCGTGGTCGCTAGTCTAGTGCTTCCAACTGTTATAGGTGAACTTACCAGTGCTGTAAATTTAGCAGATGCTATAGGCACAACTACTTCAAACATAGTAACAGATACAGCTGTAAATGTAGCTACTACAGGCGGAGATATAGGCGCTATTATTCTTGGGGAAATAGCAGAACAAGCACCTGTAGTTACCAATTTTATAAGTAGTATTGTTGATACAACTATAAACACGTTAGGTGTAGATACATCTACTATAGCAGGACAAACATTTGCTAGTAATTTAAACAATGTTGCTACTGCCGTACTAACAGCAGAAGTAAAAGGTCAAGATGGTTTACAGGCGGGTACTGTAGCAGCTGTTGCAGGGGCTGGTAATAGTATGCTTAAATCTATAGGTGGTGATACGCTTACAGAAGAACAAAGCAATAATATATCCGCTGTCTTAGCCGCAGGATTTCAAGCAGGAGACAATGCAGCAGAAGCTATGTCAGCTGCAGCAGAAGAGATAGGGCAAGATGCTCTAAAAGAAAGTGTAGATGAGTTCTTTTCATCTGATGAACAGGTAGAGGAGGTCGTAGGTAAAGGCGTAGGCGAAGATGTAAAAGAAGAAATAGAAGAGTTTAAAGATGCTACAGCAGGTGAAGTTACTGTAACACCTTTAGACCCCACACCTGATTACGCGTTACCAGAAACAGATCCTTACGCAGAAGATAGATCGTATTATGCAGAAACTCCTGATACACCTTCAGCTCCTATAACAGAAGATTTAACAGAAGAAGTGGATATACCTACTATATCTTCTATACCAGAAGAATTAACTGATAGCCCTTACTATGCTGATGCTTTAGAAGGTGAGAAACTAAGAGAAGAGGCTTTATTAGATACTTTAGATGATTCAGTATTAGAATTACCTGCACCACCAGATGTAGCGCCTCCTGAAACAGAGACTACAACAGACGATCCTAACCCTAGACTTGGGTACGAAAGTTTTGACGATTTACTACAAACAAAGCCAATATACGTATTAGACCCTGATGCTACTGGCACTATAGATGTGTCTACCTTAGATATGGAAGAAGAGTTGTATGGGGAACCAAAAGTTGTGTTACCTCCAATCAGCACAGGCGATGTATACTCAGGTAAAACTTATTCAGAACAAGTTAGTGATGGGTTAAAACAATATAAAACAGATCTTGCCAGAGGGGCTGATACTACAGTAGACAACTATTTAAAAGGTTTAGAAGCTATTGCTTTAAGTGGTGGATCTTTACCTGCTTTAGGGTTTGATACTCCAGAAGAACTACTAGCATTTGCAAGAGAGGGGCAAGAAAAATATACTTTTGAAGGCCCATCTGCAACTGCAGAGTTTATAAATAGCCAAGGTGAAGGTTTTAATTGGGGTAAATTAGATAACGCAGTCTTAGAACAGGGCGCTAATTTATTTGCCGCTGCAGTATCCGCACTAGGAATTACAGCAGCAACGGGGAACCCAGTGCTTGGGTTACTAGGGCCTGTAGCCGTTGAAGGTTTACAAATAGTAGGGCCAATAGCTTTAGATCGTGCTAGAAGAAATGGTAGAGATGCACCAAACCAATCAGATTGGTTATATGCCACAGGAGGCGCACTTGGTAGTGGTATGCTTAATGCTATACCATTTTTTAACAGAATCCCTGGAGTACCAGGTTTTGTAAACACGTTAACAAGAGCGACTGCAGAATTTGGAACTGAATCTATTCAAGAAGCTGCACAACAATACGCTACTATGGCTAATATACCGATTGATAGTGAGGCATTTTTTGATTTACAAGATAATTTAAAAGAGTTTGTTGGCGCAGGAATTATAGGTTTTGGTTCTCAAGTTGTTGTAGACCCTGTGGTTTCTGGTATTGAAAAAGGTGTAGACGCTATATCACCAAAACAAGATACTTCTATAGAAAATATACAAGAAGTATTTGAAACAATCGATACGCCATCAAAAATAACTACCACAACACCATCAGAAATAGACGTAGCAACAGAAGCACTAAAAGAACTTGGGTTAGATAGTGAGTTAACACAACAAGTTTTACAAAATGCAGGCATAATAGGGCCTACAGTAGATACAACAACTCCGACTATTATTACTCCTGCTATGGAAGGTGATTCAGGCGTAGATACAAGCACAGATATGCCACCATCAGTAGTTGATATGGTACAAGAAATAAACAATGAAGGTGGGGTATCTATAGAAACAGCACAGAATGTACAAGCTGAGACAGGTGCATCTATAGAAGCTATTAGTAATGCAGCTAATGAAGTAATAAATGTAAAAAATGTTGCAGATACTAATAATGCAGTTACCACAATCCAACAAGAGGTATTAGATACTGGAGGATTATCTTTAGAAACCGCACAAAATATAGAAAATACTACTCCTTTAAATATGACAAACATAAATCAAATAGCTATTGACACGCTTGTTACTCCAGAGACAACAGTAGATGCAAAACCAGAATCAATAGTAGATCCTATAGTAGACCCTAAAGTTACAGTAGATCCTAAAGTTACAGTAAATCCTATTGTTACTGATATGGAAGAAGAGGAAGAAAAAGAGGAAAAAGAAGAGGAAATTTTAAGTCGTTTAGGGTATATGCCTGTTACAGTAGACCCTAGTGGGGTAGCGGATATAGACTACTTATATGACTTTAGTAGTATTTTTGCTACCCCTGAACAAGAAAAAGCATTTACTACGCCATTTAAACAGTATACAAATGTACAAGACCCATTAAGTAGTTATGATGTAGATATGTTTCCATTAACAGGCACACCTTATAATTTAGAATCCGAAGAGGATACTGCACAAAAGTTATTAGATTTGATTAGGAGTACATAGTGGCATTTTTTGATTTTTTAAAACTTGATTCGTCTAAAGATTTTTCGGTAGATAATTTTGATTTTGCAGATTTGTATAAAACTGTAGGTACAGGCGCAGTATTAGGACAAAACCTTGGTCTTTTTGGATCTGATAGACAGCCCGACATGGGGTATCAAGGCACTGTACCTAAGTATACTGCGGTTAGAGATAGAGTTGCTAACACGTTTGATCCTAATCGTAGGCCAGGAAGTGGTGGACAAAGATATTTTTCTGATATTCGTTATGTGCCAGAAGAAGGAGATGTAGCAGCCGCAAGAACTGCATCAATGGCAGATGCCGAAGGATTAGCAGCACTTAATTTAACAAACCCTGCTAAACAAATACGTGTGCCTAGAACTTTACCGCCACCTACAATATCCCCTAACACGCCAACAGAACTACCAACTGTACCTACAGCAGAGTCTGTAACGCCTGTAACACCCTCTCCGTTTACAAGCCCTTATCAATATATAGAAGATGACCCTACTAACCCTTTACAAGTGACTCCTTACAAAACAGGCGGTATAGCTGAGTTACGCACCAAAGAACAAAGGGGTGGTATAGCTGAGTTAGGCTCAAGAAAACAAAGATACCTAGATGGTGAGACTGATGGCATGGCAGATAAAGTGCCTGCTACTATAGACAACGAAGATCCTGCAGCTTTGAGTGATGGTGAATATGTAATACCTGCAGATGTAGTTAGTCACTTAGGTAATGGTAACTCGGACGCAGGTGCGAAGGTACTTGATGAGATGTTATCACGTGTAAGAGAAGCAAGAACTGGAGAGACAAAACAAGCTCCAGAAATAAATCCAAAAGAATTTTTACCTGTATAGGAGATAGGTATGGCAACGACTGATACACAAAATACATTACCTCACATTGGCACAGAAAGTACGTTAGCTAGTTACGCTGGAGATTATGTTACAGATATACTAGGTCAAGGGGCAGCACTCGCAGATGAAGGGTATCAGGCGTATACAGGCCCTCTTGCTGCAGGAGAGTCTGATTTACAAACTCAAGCATTTGGCGGGCTTGGAGGTTTAACTATACCCACAGAAGGTATGAGTGCATTTACAGGATCAATGGCAGACCCTGCTTCTGTAGCAAGTTACATGAACCCCTATTTACAAAGTGTATTAGATCCACAACTAGAAGAATTAAGAAGACAGGCGGATATATCAAGAGTACAAGATGCCTCCCGACTTACAGAAGCAGGTGCATATGGTGGTAGCAGGCAAGCTGTTATGGAGGCAGAAGGAAGAAGAAACCTATTAGATCAAACTCGTAGGGCTTTAGGAGAGGGTTACTACAAAGCCTTTGATGAAGCACGAACAGGTATGGGGTTTGATAGAGATACCCAAGAGCAAGATAGAAAATATGGTTTAGCAGCTTTAGGCGCACAGCTAGAGGGAGGAGATACTCAAAGAGGTATAACTGCTGAAGGTGTGGCAGCAGATAAAACACAGTTTGAAGAAGAAAGAGATTTTCCTTATAAGGCTGTCCAATATATGACTTCATTGTTACAAGGACTACCTCTTGAAACTAAATCCTATACATATGCAGAACCTACTTTTCTTGAGGGTTTAAGAACTGATACAGGTGATGTTACACAACTCTACGAACTATTATTTGGTAACGAAGGGTTATTTGCAGGATGAGTATAGATCAAATGATAGATAGAAAAGCTGACATGTATAGCGCTATGCAACCACAACAGATACAACAACAAGCTAAAATAAGTGGTGGGTTACTAGATGCGTTAGCCGCACAAAAAGCACTAAGTGATAAACAAGCTGCAAAAAACCAGTTGGCTATGGCTATGCAAGATGATGCTAAGACTGTTACTCAACAAAATGAAGAAGCTCTTACACAAAGATCCCAAATGGAAATGGCACAGGGGCTTGGTGGTATATTAAAAAATAGACAAAACAGACAAAACCAAAATGCAAAACTTATAAGAAACATGAACCCTGCAATGCTTAAAGCTATGGGTAAACAGCCTATGAGTAGACGGCCTGTGCAACGAGCAGCGCAAGGCGGTATAGTTGGGTTTAGCGGAGGCCAAGAAGTTTTTAGCTCGTCTACAAACGAAGACACTACCATACCTGACGGTCTTAGAGCTATATATAATTATATTATGAGTTTAACAAAACGTAACGAAACACCTTATAATTCAAGAGTGCCAAACTTTATGGATCCAGATTATTTAGATTTTAACGAAAACGTGTTAAATAAAATACCCACTTTAGAGGGTGACGTAGAAAAAGTAGTACCACGATTAGATAATTCAGTATTAGATATGCCTGCACCACCAGATGTAGCACCTCCAGTAGAAGCTCCAGTAGAAACTCCAGTAGACGAAGCAACAGGTATAGGGTTAGGTAAACCTACAGCAGGATTAACCGATACAGAAAAGAGACGCAGGTTATTAGCTTTTCTTTCTGCGCCTATGACTGGCAGGGGGTTAATGGGCGCAGGTTCACCTACTAGGGCAGTGTTAGATTTTGATGAGCGTAGAGACGCAGAAGATCTAGCACAATTTAAAGCTCAAACAGATAGAGAAACAGCTGAAGCGAGCAAGGAATTAAACCGTATAAGAAATGACCAGTTAAACTTTTCTGCGTTACAAACACGTTATGCTGCACTTCTTAAATTATATGATGAAATTTCAGCTGAAGAACGAGAAAAATTTCAAACTAGAATAAATACTCTTGAAATATCATCTGAGAATAACCCAAGAATGAAAGAGTCTAATGATAAAGCTATAGAAGCTATAGAACTACAAATAGCTTCAAGTATAGCAAAAAGAGCAGGGCAGGAGTCTGACATGTTAGGCGACTATAATATAATAGCAGAAATAAAAGCCTTGGGAGAGAGACTAAGAAACTATAATTTTGACGCAAGTCGTGGTGTCCGTAAAGTATCTGATTAAGGTTGCTCTGTGCCTGTATACGAAATATATAAAAGAGATGGCACTCCAGTAAGAGTAGAAGGCCCAGAAGGCGCTACTTTTTCAGAACTTGTTAATTTACATAGTCAACAAACAACCGCACCAACAAGGGTTGATCGTCAGGCACAGATAGATGCACTTTTACGTGAGTCTGAAAGACTTAAACCTGTAACCCTTGGTCAACAAATATTTTCAGTGCCAAAGGGCATTACTAGTGGAGTAGCAGGAATAGCTGAGAGTGCGTTACTAGGTTTAGCTACACCACTTCCAGAGTTTTTAGAAGCTCCTGT